GTTCTTATAAAATATTTTATAAAGACTTTTTATTTTGAATCTTCGAGAACTGGAACTTAGGGGGCTACCGCCCCCAGCCCCCCCGGGGCGCCCTTCGGGCGCCTTATGTATGTAATATAAAGAATAAATCTATATGACTCAACCGCACCAGTTACAATAACAATTTTATTAATGTCCTATAGAAATATTTTATAGGGCGCCCAAAGGGCGCCCCGGGGGGCTGGGGGCTATGTCCTCTGTGCCCCGAATGGGGCACATGGACACTACCCACGGGAAAGCCCCCTAAGTAATAGTTCTTATAAAATATTTTATAAAGACTTTTTATTTTGAATCTTCGAGAACTGGAACTTAGGGGGCTACCGCCCCCAGCCCCCCCGGGGCGCCCTTCGGGCGCCTTATGTATGTCATATAAAGAATAATTCTATATGACTCAACCGCACCAGTTCAAATAACAATTTTATTAATGTCCTATAGAAATATTTCTATATGACTCTTTATAAGGGAGGGAGGGAGGGGGGTGCGGGGGGAACCGTAGGTTCCCCTGCTTTTATATCCGTATAATATAAATGAGTGAAAAGGAAGACCAAGGAGACCAAACAGGTTCTCGAAAATTTTATGAAAAAGGTGCGACAGGTCAGAGAGGACGAAAGGGAAATGGAAAGCAAAAGGGGCATGTCAAATACAATACATCTCTATGTGACAATACCATGAATTTCCAAGAATGTGAATTAGCCATCCTTCGCGCAGCAGTCGACGAATCGGAAAAAGTAGTCGGAAAGAAAATGGCCAATAGCGAGGATGTCAAGCGTATGATCGTCATTTTAGAAAATTTTCTCATAAAGAAAAAACTCGTCTGTTACGGCGGTACGGCCATTAATAATATCCTACCCAAATACGCCCAGTTTTATAATCGCGATGTCGAAATCCCCGATTACGATTTCTTCTCCGATAATGCCCTCGAAGACGCCAAAGAATTAGCCGATATCTATTATAAAGCCGGATACGTCGAAGTCGAGGCCAAATCCGGTATGCATGTCGGGACATTCAAGGTATATGTCAATTTCATTCCGATGGCCGATATTACCATGCTAAATCCAGTCATATATAAGAATATACAGAAGGATGCCATCACAATCGCGGGTATCAAATACGCGCCCCCCGACTATTTGAGGATGGCCATGTTCCTAGAACTCTCCCGCCCTGCGGGAGATGTCAGCCGGTGGGAGAAGGTTCTCAAACGTCTGACACTTTTGAACGAACACTATCCCCTCAAACCGCCCTTCAATTGTAGGGCGGTCGATTTCCAACGCAGTAATTTAACGGGTGATTTAGGGGAACGGGTCTATTACTTGGTACGCGACTCTTTCATAGAACAGGGCGTCATATTCTTCGGGGGATATGCCGCATCCCTATATTCGAAACATATACCGGAGAACCAGCGCCGTATGGTGAAAAAAGTCCCCGATTTCGATGTTCTATCTGACGAACCGGAGAAATGCGCCATGATTACGAAAGAGAAACTAGAGGCCGCCGGTATACGTAATATAACGACGATTGCCCATGCCGAAATAGGCGAGATTATACCCATGCATATAGAAATCCAGGTGAATGGGAAGGCCGTCGCGTTTATATATACACCCGTAGCGTGTCATAATTATAATACCATCGAGGTTGCAAATAAAGAGATCAATGTCGCCACTATAGATACCATGTTATCTTTCTATTTAGCATTCATATACGCAGATAAACCCTATTATGCGAAGGATCGTATTCTCTGTATGTCGAAATTCCTATTTGAAATGGAACAGAAGAATCGATTAGAACAGAAGGGGCTACTTAAGAGATTTAGCATCAAGTGCTATGGGAAACAGCCGTCTTTAGAAGATATCCGTGCGGAGAAAACGGAGATGTTTAAAAAACTAGCATCAAAGAGGAATACGCCGGAATATCAAATGTGGTTCTTGAAATATAACCCGGGACTGGATGCAAATGGGCTACCGAAGAAATCAGATAGAGAAATTAAGGAATCTATCAAAAATATGAGTTTATTACCGAAAATCGAGAGTTTGAAATATTCGAAGAATTATAAAAAAGAGGTAGAGGTAGAAGAAGATAAATCGGTTAGTCCGGATATAGTGAAAGAAGTGAAAAAGACGAGAAAGAGAAAAAGGGGGAAGAAGAAAACTAAGAAGGTAGGTTCGTTAAAAATATTTAGAAAGAGGAATGATTATTTATATTAGACAGTGGATTTATTTTATACTATTGAATATTATATTTCGTATCTAATAGGAATTTCGAATATGATGCGTTTCAAATGATTGGATAAATGAAATGGGATAAATGAAATTGGGAGTGTCTTCTTTCAATAATTAAATATGTATATATATTATATTAATAATGTCAAATAAAGATGGAAATGGAAATACTATAATTCCTGACCCTAGTTCTGGAGCTAATTCTGGAGCTAATTCTGGAGCTCCACCTGTAGATATAGATCAAGATGCATTTAAATATAAATGTGAACCTGTAGATCAAGCTAAAATGATTGAAGCCATCAAAAAATTAGCATCAACAGATAACCAATTAGGAGGAAAAAAATCAAAAAATAAAAAGAGTAGAAAAAATAGAAAGAGTAAAAAGAGTAATATGAAAAGGAGAAAGAATACTAAAAAACATTACAAAAAGAAATAGATAAATAATTATATAGTGATAATTATTTATATGACACATAATGAATTGAAAATAATATCCATATATATAAGTGATGAATACAATCGATTTAAGTGGTAATAAAGTTGAGTTAAGTGGTAATATAGACGATTTAGTACAACATTTTAAGTATAATATAAAACATGCGATGATTAAAATAAACCGGAGTTTAATACCAGAAGAACAAAAAAAACAAAAAAAAATTCAAAAAGATAAAATAGATGAAGATTTAACTATTATAGATAATTTAATTGGAAGTCGTTTTAATAAAGAAGATAAAAAAATGTTACCTTTTTTACCTTTTTATAAAATTATATTCTATTATAATTTTTATAGACATTTATTACATAAACATAATCCTCATAAAGCTGATAAATTTGATCCAATTGTATATAAATCAATATATTCAAATAAAAATAAAAAAAAAGAAATTATAAAAATAACTGTAATAGAATACGATGAATCAGAATCAGAATCAGAATCATTACAAGAAGGATGTACTACTATTCCACGATCAAATGCTATAGATTGTTACTATATGAGTGGCTTTATTAAATTGGCATTAATATTTTTAAAAACTGAATCAGAAAAACTTGAAACTGTAATACGTAAAATACTATCCGATAATGAATTTGAAGAAAAATATCATCAATTTATAGATAATAAATATATTCAAGATTTATTTAATGCATTAGGTGTAGATATAAATATAGAAAAAGTAAGAAAAGATTATGAGGAAAAGCTAAAATCCAAAAATCAAAAAACTCAGACGCGACAACCCCAAAATCAAAAAACCCAAAAGCCAGAACGTCTTTTTGCAAAAAGGGAACCCAGAGAACAAGGTCAAATAGAATCCACACAATCAAATGGAAAATATGGTTGTGAATGTAATTGTATAGATGGTACTTGTACATGTATATGTCAAGTACAAGGTACTAAAATAGATACTTCTAATGCTAGATATATTAAAATTTTTGGAAAAAAAGGAAATAAATATACATGTATATGTGACCTATCGAGTTGTGATTGTATAAAAGTATCAGATACAAAACCAGATATAGAACGTCAGGATGGACCAGTTATAGAACGACAGGATGATATCGGCGATAAAGGCGATAAAGATATAGCAATAGGAGGAAATAAACGATCACAAAAAAAGAAATATACATTACGTAATCATATATCGAAATCAAGAAAACATAAAAAGAAAACTAAATCTCGCCCAAATAATCCAAAGCGGCTTCGATAAACCAATATACGCAACCGAAAACCGCAGATTTCAAAATGAGACCATAGAAATTGAAATTCCCGTCTTCATTATAAATCGATAAGAACGAGAACCGTTTGAAGACCGCCGTATTCACAATCGGCATATGTAAAATGAAAAATAAAACGGCGGCGACGATAGGCCCCCTATATTTATCGAATGCCCTATCCGCCTTGGATTCGTTCGCTTTCTCCTTCTCATATTCAGCCAATTTATGTGACATTTTCGCCTCGTATTCTTTGACAAAGTCATCCATATTCTTTGGCGTCGGGGGAATATAATTCGGTCTCACTTGTTCGTCTTGTATATGACGCATAGTATCCTGCGGGATATCACGGGAGGGTAGTTGCTGCTGTTGTAACAATGCAATTTGTTCGGGTGGAATCGCGTATTGGGGTTGCTGCATCATCGAAGGGGGTATATTATTCGGCTGCGAAGGCATAGATGGGGGTAAAGGATACTGTTGTGACTGGTTTTGCGAGGGAGGTCGCGCCATAGGGGGCGGTACCATATCAGGGGGTGGAATACCATACGGATTCGCATGGACGTTCATTGTCATATAGTCATTGGATTGTTGGGAATATCCATTTTCCCCTATTCCCATTTGACCAATATTAGTGGGTTGACCCAAATCGGCAATACGCGTCATTTTGATATTTTCCGCCATATAGGATATGGAAATACCTAAACATATAAATAAAAACGTGGGGCGAATTCTTCTATGGAGGAGAATTCTTCTATATGACACATTTTGATTCTGTCATATAGAAAATTTATTTTGGATCTATCCCAAAATACTATAATTCAATTTTGGCTCTATCCCAAAATACTATAATTTAATTTTGGCTCTATCCCAAAATACTATAATTTAATTTTGGCTCTATCCCAAAATACCCTTCTCTAATTCTTCTTTAGGACCCGAGAACTCAACGGTCTTCTTCAAAGGATCGCATTTCGCAGATTGGAGGCTATATTTATAACAATGTTCTCCATATTTATATGTCTTACCATCTATCTCGGAGATAACGGGACCATTGAATATGATACAATCTTTCCCGTCACATGCTTTACGGAAAAGAGTCGCTAAACCTAGGCCTAATAGAATAGAAATGAAAACGCGCCCTATACCCGTATTTAATAATCGTTTGAAATTCATATTATATGATATATAATACGAAAAGGTCTAATCGCAAAATATTTTATAGTTATGATTATGTTCTAAATCTAATTTCTGATATTTAGCGCCTTCGCATATCTCTAATGATAAAAACATAGATGTCAATGCCTCTATCATATGTCCTGGATTAAAATCATGGCCATCTCCGGTAATATTATTCGGTTGAATATCTTCTTTGAAATAATGCTGTAGCCAATACATCATTTTTACATATATTTTTTTAGGAATTAAGAAAGTATTACATATAACCATTTTATTACGAATCAGATCATCAGTTGTATAATTAGTATTGAAAAATGCATTATAGTTTGTTAATCCTGCAGGGATATTATAAAAATCTTTCACAATAGTTAATTGTCCTCCTAGAAATTCCCATTCAAAAAAATCCAAATAGAATATTGTATTATCTGAAATATTATATTCTATATTTTTGAAAATATCTTTCCTAAAAATCATATCATATTGACAAAATCCTATATAATCATATTTTTCATATAGACGATTTGTGAAAACATGGTAAATACAACTACCTTCATTATATTTATTCTTTTGTAGGCTTTCATTATAATCTGTTAATTCGAATTCATATATTGAATTATCTACCGTATTATCTATGTCTTTTACTCCATAAAATGTCAAATAGGAATTCTTTTCTATTTGACTTATTTCGTATAACTCGTGAATTATTTTATTATGAAAACAAACAAAAAATTGTATATTCATAAAATGATTCATATATGTTTTGTTTTCGATAAACGTATCTATCACTATTAGTTTTGTGCGGGGATTTTCGATATAAGACTTTCGTCCTTCGGGCATTTGACCTGTTCGTTTTTCACCGCGAAACATGTGCCAGTGGCATCTTTATATTGGATAGTATCCACGTTCTCTGGTGTGGGATATACGAGAACCTTACGTTGATTGGGGACATAGATATATATCATGAAAAGTCCGGCGGCTAGACTGAGAATAAAAACGGGAATATTGATGAATTTGAATAGACCGAATGATGCCATATAGATTATGATTATAGAATGTATAAGACAATTTGTTTTATTGTCTACCATATCCTATAGGACAATTTGTTTTATTGTCTACCATATCCTATAG